GTCCGGCTTTGGCCAAGGCCATGCGCGCGTGCCGGTCGCAATCAGCAGCCGATCGTAGTCGAGAGCGCCGCCATTCGCGAGGTCGATACGCCGGGCGGTGAGGTCTACTCCGCGGCGGCGCGAACGTTAGTGAAGCCGACCCCGCAAATGTGCAGCGTCGATGAGGAGTTCGTTCCTGACTCCCCGCTGGAGGAGGCAGTCACGAGCGAACTCGTCTCTGAAGCCATTTTGTTCGTCTGGGCCCCCGAGTACGGCTGTTGGCTCACAATCCAGCAAGTTATTCAATGGCTTGCGACCCAATTCCCTACGTATCGGAACAGGGAATTTATATTGGCCTAGCAGGGAATTAAATTTGGCCACCAGGGAATTTATTCGCTTGATCAGGGAATCCTGCACTGGGCCCGCACCAGCATCGCTCAATCGCTGAACACTTGCAGGATGTAGTCAAGCTCTCCTCGAAGGCACGAGCGGCTGCACCACCCGATATAGCCGTCCGGCCGATTAGAAAAGCCAACGTTTGCCGGCCTGATCCAGAGCAGGATCGGTGAGGTATGCGCCGAAGCGACGCCAGCACTGTTGTTGCCCGGGATCTAGCCAGCGTCGGTCGCCGTCGGGGTGTAACCGCCGAGACCGGCAACAACGGCAGTTTTGTGTCATTAAGCAAAAATCGCTTGACCTCTTGGCCAAGGTTTGGTATAAAACTCTCTAAGGTTGGGAAGTGTAGCTCGGGGCAGATCAGCGCCCGGGCATTTTTATTTCCCACCCATCTTTGCCGGGCGAAATAGCTGGAAGCTCCACGCTCCGGTAACCCGAACCCGTCCTGTCGGTCGCGCCCTGCCGCGGCAAACCATAGCAAGGCACTACTGCGATCGCCGTGGCCTCTGCCACCGCCTCGAGCAACATCACCACAGCATCTGATGGCTGTCGGGTCTCGCGATCAGGCGCGAAGCTACCTGAGTCCCGTTGAGGACGCGGGTACCGATTGCCCAGAACATTCGAGTATCGGGCCGATCAGCCTGCCGCTTCGACTTCCCGGCATACGGTCATCACCGTTCGAGCGGCGACCGCCAGCTCACCAATCCAAAGCTCCCCAATGTGTGGTGCGTTGTTCGGGCGTCGAAAGAACGCTGAGCCTTGCAGCCGTTCAGAAAGATTTCCAAAATTGGCCAACCCACCCGACGAGAACAGCACGGTCGAAGTTATCCTTGCGAACTCGCCATCCCTTGGTCTGAACATCCCGGAGAATATCAGCTTTGAGCATTGGCTTGCCGTCGGCAAGCACCTCGCGCTCGCCGATAACGCGCTCGCTTGGCGGATTGGCGATTGGTGGGTCTACGGAGAGCATCGACACGGCGACCGCATCGCCCTCGTTCGAATAAACGCATGGAGCGGCCCCAGTTTCGGAGCGTGCCGGAATTATGCAACAGTGGCCCGCGCCTTCGAAACGTCACGGCGCCGTGACGTTCTTTCCTTTGGCCATCATCGAGAGGTGGCGTCGCTTTCGCCCGAGGATGCCGATCGTCTGCTCGATTGGGCGGAACAACCGCTTTGCAGCGGCGGCAGGCCGCGCTCGACGCGCGAGCTGCGCGATCAGGCACGACGCCGTAAGGCGGGGTGCAGGCAGCCCCTCAGCGGATCCCGGCCCACGCTGGCTGATATCGCAGACGCGATTGCAAGAGGTTCGAAGAACGCTCGAACCCTGGGGGTAACCCGGCACCCCACCGTGCCATTACCACCAGGCGCGAGGCTAGACGACTCATCCAACGTTTTGCCCGTGCCCGCAGACCTCGTGGCGCTGCGAGTCGAGCCGCCGCCGGATCTCGATAGAGTCGCCATCGCCCGCGCCGCCCTCGACGCGCTGGGCGGCAACCAACGCATCGATCTCTTTCTCGAACATCCCCACGAGGTTCGTGTGGCGCATGTGTACTTGACCCTGTTGGAGACATCGGCGCATCGAACGCCTTCCGAATAGTTGCTCGGCATTCCCGACGAGCTGGATTTCGTGAAGGGCCAGCTCTCGCGGCTCCCAACGCGTGCATGGCTCAGCCACCCGGCGTTGATGGGCTTCGGCAGCGTGTGGGCGCTGCTCGCGTTGCTCGTGGTGCGGTGAGAGCGGCCCCCGGCAATCTGGCGGGTCTACTATCAACATCTAGACTGGACGAGCGAAACCGCAATCCCGATGCTCTTAGAGCAGAATGTGAGATTGCGCGCCCGACTGGCTCACGCGCACCGTCGTGGGTTGCGCAGTGGAACGCGACATCGGTGGGACCTGCGAACTCTCGAACGCGGCCATCGTCGGCGATCGCGTGCCGATGGCATTTCAACGGAACGATGACCAGGCGGCTCTCCGTTCTATTGGTCGAGCCGGCTCTCGCCGATAGCAAGTAAAACCTGCATGCCCGCATTTGCGCAACTCGGCACCTCTCGCCTGGACGGCTGATAAGGATCAAGCTGATCTAGCAGAGAGCTTCAAAACTTCATCATTTCCTGCAGTCGCGCACGACGCCGGTGCGCCAGAACATTTTTACTGACGGGGATCGTTATGAAATTGTCAAATCTCATAGATAAAGCTAAACGGACACGAGCCCGACGAAGCAAATTGCTAAAAATCGTCTATCGACCAGTTGAAGAACTAAAGCCTGACCCTGCGAACCCGCGGCGCCATAGCAAGAAGCAGATCGGGCAAATCGCTAACAGCATCCGGGCTTTCGACTTTAATGTCCCGATCCTGATCGATCGCGACAACAAGGTGATCGCCGGGCACGGCCGACTGTTCGCCTGCCGCGAACTGGGCATTACGGACGTGCCGACCCTCTGCCTCGATCACCTGACCCCAGCACAGGTCAGCGCCTTTATGATCGCCGACAACCAGTTGACCGTGAACGCCAGCTGGGACGACCGGCTCTTGGCGGAACAGCTCAAAGACCTGTCGCTACTCGGCCTCGACTTCACCCTTGAGGTGACCGGCTTTGAGATGGGCGAGATCGATCTGCGCATCGTATCACTGGAGGACTCGCCCGACCCGGCTGACGATCCCACCGATGCTTTACCCGAACTCCCAGAAGGACCACCACTCAGCCGACGCGGAGTTTGTGGCTTCTCGGTCGCCATCGCCTCTTGTGCGGTAACGCTCTCGACCCCGCCGACTTCGTAGCCCTGCTGGGCGAGGAGCGCGCTGCCATGGTCTTTACCGACCCGCCTTACAATGTCGCAATCGACGGTCATGCCGGCGGTCTCGGCGCGATCCACCATCGCCCCTTCGCAATGGCCTCCGGGGAGATGAGCGAGACGGAGTTCACTGCCTTTCTCAGCCAGGCTTGCCGCAATCTCGCCGCCTTCAGTGCTAACGGCTCGATCCACTTTCTCTGCATGGATTGGCGCCACCTTGAGGAGTTGTTGGCGGCCGGTCGCGACGCCTATCACGAGCTCAAGAACCTCTGCGTTTGGATCAAAGACAATGGCGGGATGGGTTCGCTATATCGCAGCCGCCACGAACTCGTCTTTGTCTTCAAGAACGGTGACGCTCGCCATCGCAACAACGTGCAGCTGGGCCGCTTCGGCCGTAATCGCAGCAACGTGTGGCATTACCCTGGCGTCAATTCTTTCGCGCGATGCGGCGAGGAGGGCAATCTGCTGGCGCTGCACCCGACTGTCAAACCGGTGGCAATGGTCGCCGACGCGATCCGCGATTGCTCGGCCCGCGGCGACATCGTGCTCGATAGCTTTCTCGGCAGCGGCACCACCGTAGTCGCCGCCGAGCGCACCGGCCGGCGGTGCTTCGGGTTGGAGCTCGATCCGGCGTACGTCGACACGATCGTCCGCCGATGGCAGGCGCTGACCGGCGAGAATGCCCATCATGCCGCGAGCGGGCGCAGTTTTGATGACCTCGCTTGCGAGGCGGAGGCGGACGATGCCGCGTGACGACGAGGGCGATTATGAGGTGGGCTATGGCAAGCCGCCCCACCATACCCGGTTCAAGACAGGCCAATCCGGCAATCCACGAGGCCGGCCTTCCGGAGCAAAAAACCTGTCGACCTTGCTGAACGAAGCGCTCAACGAGCCGGTTGTCGTCGTCACCGAGAATGGCGGGCGGAAACGGATCAGCAAGCGGCAAGCCAGCTTCAAGCAGCTCGTCAACGAAGCGGCCAAGGGCAATTGGCGAGCCCTCAAGCTCCTGGTCGACATCCTGCAGGACATCGAACGCCGGACCGCACCTCAAACCGAGGAGAGCTCGTTCAGCCTCGCGGACGAAAAGGTCATCGCGCAGCTAAAAGCGCGGCTGCATCGCAAAGAATGAGCTCCGATGGTCGAGAACATGACACGTGCCGAGTACGAGGTTTTGCTGCGGCAGGATTTCACGACCTTTGCCGCGCGCTGCTTCTACGATCTCAACCCGCAAACCGAGCTCGCAACGAACTGGCATGTCGAGGTCATTGCCGAACGATTGACCGCTGTCCGCCAGCGCAAGATCCGGCGATTGATTATCAACCTGCCGCCCCGCCATTTAAAATCGCTATTGGCCTCGATCGCGTTTCCGGCCTGGTGTCTGGGGCATGATCCCTCGGCGCAAATCCTCTGCGTGAGCTACGCCGAAGCGCTTTCGAATAAGCTCGCGCGAGATTGCCGCAGCATCATGACGAGCCCGTGGTACCGGCGGATCTTTCCGACCCGCCTGGCTGCGCACCGTCAGGCCGTGCAGGAGTTCCTGACCACCCGGGAGGGGTTCCGGCTCGCCATCAGCAATGGCGGTGCATTGACCGGCCGCGGCGCCGACATCATCCTGATCGACGATCCGCTGAAACCGGAGGAGGCGCTGTCCGACACCCAGCGGCAAGCCGCCAACGAGTGGTTCAGCCACACCCTCTACAGTCGGCTCAACAACAAGCGTACGGGTGCCATTGTCATTATTATGCAGCGACTGCACGAGGACGATCTTGTCGGCCATGTGCTCGCTCAGGAGCCGTGGGAGGTCATTTCCTTTCCGGCAATCGCGGAAGAGGACGAGGTGCACAAGATCGAGACGATCCTAGGACCGCGAACCTTCATCCGCCGGCGCGGCGAGGCGCTGCATCCCGGGCGCGAACCGCTCGACACGCTCGACCGCATCCGCGGCACGATCGGCGAATACAACTTCGCCGGCCAATACCAGCAATCCCCTGCTCCCTTGGGCGGTGGCTTGGTGAAAGCGGGATGGTTCAAGTCCTACGGCGAGAAAGATCGACCGGAGAGCTTCGACCGCATCGTGCAAAGCTGGGATACGGCAAATAAAGCTACAGAGCTCAGTGACTTCAGCGTCTGCACGACGTGGGGCATTAAAGGCAAGAACCTTTATTTGCTGAGCGTGCTGCGCCGGCGGCTCGAATACCCGGCCCTGAAACGGGCGGTGCGCGAGCAGCAGACCCTGTTTGATGCCAACGTCGTGCTAATCGAGGATAAGGCCTCCGGCACCCAGCTGATACAAGAATTGGTCATGGACGGCTGCCATGCCGTCACGAGCTATACACCGGACTGCGACAAGATTATGCGGCTGCACGCGCAGACGGCGTTGATCGAGAACGGCTTTGTCTATGTGCCGCAATCCGCGCCCTGGCTGGCCGAATACTTGCACGAGATGACAGTCTTCCCGAAGGGCAAGCACGATGACCAGGTCGACTCGACTGCCCAGTTCCTCGACTGGTTTAAAAAGCCGATGTCGAACTTCGGCGTCTTCGAGTACTACCGCAGGGAGTACGAGAAACACCATCCGCCTTCTTAAGAATATCCGAGAGCGCACGGCAACTGGTCGAAGAATCCGAAACGCAGCCTTCCTCCCAAGATCCGTCATTGGGGCGATCTTGCGTCACCCAACAGTATGTCGGACCCGCCGTGTCGACCGACAACAACCTCGACGTAGCTTATCTTAGTCGGGATCGAGTTCGGTCAACAGCCACGTTGCCCTGGCGATTGGCAACATCTTGAAGACTTGGAGGGCTATGCGGCGCTGCTCTAAATTTCACCGCCGGATGATGGCTGTGGAGGGAAGCTCCCGATATTCCCACTCGGCACGCTCAAGCTCGGGTATCTCCCTCTCCGTCTCCGGATACCCGAGGCAGAGGTGACCGATGAGGTGCCAGTCCGGAGGTACATCAAGAATTGCGGCCACCCGTGCGGGATGAAGGATGGAAACCCAGCCGAGCCCTATCCCCTCCGCACGGGCAGCTAACCACAACGTGTGCACCGCGGCGACGACGGAATATTCGATCATCTCGGGCATGGTCCGTCGCCCTAATCCATGTCCAACCCCAGTCCCGCGATCGGCGAAGACGGTCAGTTGAGCAGGCGCTTGCTTGATGCCTGCCAGCTTCAGGTTAATATAGCGGTCACGAAGATCGCGCTCATAAGAGGAGAGTGCCTCCGCATTACCTCCAAGATAGTGAATGATAACCGTCGCCGACGCAGAGAGAGCCTCCGAAGTACATCACGGCGTAGGCGACTTAAGCGGAAATCTTGTCGGCTATCAGTTTTTTTGTACACCGAGGCTAGGGGCGCCCTGAAGGTTATATACCGCCGGCCGGACGATCTTGTCGGAAGAGATGGGACGGTCGGTCGCCACTGTTCCACCAACCATCGAATTCTGCATCGTGTCCTCTGAAATGACAGACGTTGTTGCCCGTGAAACGACGGCCAAGCTTTAGAGGTTCCGAAAAATAGTCGCCGCTTAAAGCTTGCGCGCCGCCGACAAATTTTTACAATCGTTCAAGGGACGGGAAACGCGTGCCGAGGTTCCCAGAAAAGAGATCGATTATATAGGGCCGCTATGGGCCAACCTAAAAATCCACGCGCACCGCTGCTTCTGATCGT